CACCTCGCGCTGGAAGGCCATTTCGGCTACGGCCTGGACCCGCTGATGGTGCTGGACATCATCTACGGCCAGGAAGTCGCCAATCACCCGGACCTGGCCAGGGCGCTCAATGCCGACCTGGAAATGTCCAAGATCATGGTCGAGGGCCTGCTGGAGTGGATGGCCGCCGAAGGCCACACCGCCACCTTCAAGGTGGTCCGCACCGAGGCCGAGGTCCGCGTGCCGCTGCCCGGCTTCACCGGCATCGACCTGCGCGCCAAGCTGGACCAGATCGGCCAGCTAGAAAGCGGGCTGTTCGCCTTCCTGGACTGGAAAACGCGGGACCAGCTACGGCCGCGGGTGATCGTCCGGCAGGACCCGCAGATGCGGTTCTACTCGCTAGTCCAGTGGCTGGCCGCGGAGTACCCGCCGCCGATGCCCGGCCGCGGGCTGCCCGACACCGCGGGCAAGACCCCGCTGGTGCTCGGCGGCAACATCGTGCAGCTTCGCAAGGTGAAGCGGTCCAAGCAGAGCAAGCCGCCCTACTACCAGTGGGACCCGTTCGACCACACCCCCGAGATCATGGCCACTACCCTGCTCGGGGTGCAGCAGGTGGTGTCCGAGATCCTGGCCGTGCGCGCCGCGCTGGACGACTGCTACCGCCGCGGCGGGGACCTGCGCGAGGTGGACTTCATCCAGCGCACCATGGCCCGGCCGGTGTGGGTGGACCACGACTGCTCCTGGCGCTGCCCGCTGGCCAAGGGCGCGTGCGGCATGATGGACGACGGCGCAGCCTGGGCCGAGTACTTTGTCTCAAGCGGCAGCTATGTTCAGGGTGACCCCTACGAGAGGTACGGGCGCGGCAGCATCGCAGCGCTTGTCTCCGCCGCAGGCTAAGCTGTACGTACAAGGCAGCAGACAGGACGAAGGCCCATGACCATCCAGCCGTACCAGACAGTGCCAGCCGGGCTGCTCAACGGGGCTGCCCAGGCCCGCCAGGCACAGGGGCTGGCGATCGGCGTGCACGCCCGGCCGAAGATGGGCAAGTCCTCGCTCGGCGTGTCCGGCCCCGGCCCATGCGCGCTGATCGACAGCGAGGTGGCCGGGGTGTGGACGCCCGGCCGCAAGGTCTACTGGGACCCCGCCCGGCAGACCGTGCCGCGGTGGCACGGGCCGGACGACTGGCAGATCTGCGACATCCCGGTGCAGAGCATCGACACCCTGTTCGCGGTGCAGGGGGTGCTCGCCAGCGGCCAGCACCCGTTCAACTCGATCAGCGTGGACTCGGTGCCCGCGGTCGCGCACCGCGCCATGATGGCGATGGCGGCCCGGCGCAAGATGGAGCGCGACGACTGGGGCCAGCTTCTGCGGGACATCCTCCAGTTGATCGTCGGCTTCAAGGACTTGCTGGTGCACCCCACCAACCCGGTCTGGTCGGTGGTCTACGTGTTCCCCACCCACTACGACGTCAAGACCCGCAAGATGCGGCCCTACCTGCAAGGCCAGTCGGCCGACCTGGCCCCCTACCAGTTCGACCTGATGGGCACCATGTACGTCCAGGGCACCCACCCGGACGGCAGGCCGATGCACCACCTGTTCACCGGCCCGAGCAACGAATACGAGACAGGCGACAGGCTGTGGGGAAGGCTCCCCGCGGACCTGATCATCGGCCACCCGGGCATCGTGCCCGGGTGGACAGTCGAGACGATGGTGCAGCACGCCATCGCCAGCCAGTAGGCAGAAGGAGAAGATCATGACCTACCCGCCACAGCCATACGGCCAGGACCCCTACCAGCAGCAGCCCCCGCCCGGCTACGGGCCACCGCCTCAGCAGGGCTACGGCCCGCCGCCGCAGCAGGCCGGTCCCCCGCCCGCGCAGGGCTACGGCCAGCCGCCCGGCGCACCCGGTGCCTACGGCCCCGAGCAGCCGCACTGGCAGCAGATGTATGACAACGCCGACACCAGCACGGGCGGCGACTACGAGGTGGGCTGGCACCCCGCCCACGCCGAGCAGTCCGACTACGGGCTGACGCAGAAGCAGGACAAGTTCGCCTGGACCGTGGTGTTCCGGTTCGACGGCGGGCCGAACAACGGCAAGCAGATGACCACCACCATGGCCATCAGCGAGTTCAAGAACGACGGCCAGGTCAACTCTGGCGGCACGGCGAAGCTCTACCGCCAGCTTGGCGCGCTCGGCATCCCGGTCGGGGAGAAGTTCGGCGGCCAGCCGGGCTCGCCCGCCTTCTGGAACCTCGGCTGGACCGGCGAGCAGGTGGCCGCCTACATGATCAGCAACCCGGCCCCGGTGCAGATCCAGGTCTACTACGACGAGAAGTGGGGCAACTTCAAGATCGGCGGCATCCGCGTGGCCCGCGGCCCCGGTGGCGCTCGCCCGGCGGCTCCCCCGGCCCCGCAGCAGGCTCCTGTGCCCGGCCTGGGCGGCTACCAGCCCGGCCCGCCCGCTCCGGGCTACGGACCGCCCCAGGCGGCTCCTGCGCCCGCCCAGGCGGCTCCTGGCTACCCGCCGCCAGGCCCGGGTCCCCAGCAGGCCCCTGCGCCGTACCAGCCGCCCCAGGCCCCCGCGCCAGGTGGCTGGCAGCCCGGCCAGCCTGCTGCTGGCCCGCCCGCGCAGGGCATCCCGCCACAGCACCCGATGTCGGAGTTCCAGCAGGGCACCACGTGGAACCCCGGCCAGCCGCAGCCGGGCCAGCCCGCCGCTGCTCCGCCGCAGCAGTACGCTCCGCCGCAGCAGCCCCCCGCTGGCCCGCCTGCCCAGGCCCCCGGGCCGATGCAGCCGCCCGGCAACGGCTACCCGCAGCAGGGCCAGGTGCCCGGCCAGCCGCCACAGGGAGGCGTGGCACCCCCGCCCTGGAAGCAGTAGGACTGCCTGCCCCCGGCCCGCTCCGGGGACAGGCGTGGAGGGAAGGCGTCAGCCGACCCCCCTGGAGCCCCGACCCGCCCGGCCGGGGCTCCAGTCTTTGCTACGATCAGCCCACCAGGAAACGACGCGGGCATAGCGTCTCTACCAAGAGCACCGCGCAGCCCATCGTTGCCAGGAACTGAGCGGAGCAGCCCCGGTGTCCTCAAGCGCCGGGGCTGCTCCATGTCTGAAACCCGTTGACAGAACCTGTTGACAGAACCCGCTGCATCACATAGACTCAAATCAGCAAGGCGGGCAGGCTCCAAAATGTCAGACCCCCTCGCTAGGCTCAAAGGCAAAGGTCAGAAGGACCAAGACAGGAGACAGATCAGATGTCAGCAGAAACCAGCAAGTGGCTCAACACGATGACCCTCCAGGGCTTCACCAAGCAGCGCGGGCATGCCTGGCACTACGACGTGAGCGCCCAGGACGCCGAGTCCAACCACTACCCCGGCGCGATCCCCTTTGAGGACGTCAAGCGGCGGCTGTTCTACTGGGTCGCCACCGAGGGCGCAGTCAGCACCCGCGTCCGGGTCGGCGGCAAGTGGCGGACCGTCAAGGTGCCCGGCAAGAAGTCGCTGAGCCACCCCGAGACGGGCGAGGTGTTCTCCATCGTGGGCAAGAGCTTCGCCACTCACAACTACTACCCCTGGCTGGTCGAGAACTTCCAGACCGTCCTGGACACCCAGGAACTGAACATCGGCAGCGCGGGCCTGCTCAAGGGCGGCGCGCAGGCATGGGTCCAGATCGAGCTTGACGAGACGGTGGAAGGCCCCGGCGGCATCCGCCACCGGCCGTTCTTCACCGGCTCATGCGTGCTGGATGGCTCCCGGTCCGACGTCTACGGCACCGGCTCGGTGCTGGCAGTGTGTGACAACACCCTGTCCTCGGCGCTGGGCAACTTCTTCGCCCAGGTCAAGTACGCGCACCGCAAGGGCGTGGAGTTCCAGCCCCAGGCAGTCCGCGACAAGCTGGAGCTTCTGATCGGCACCACCGACGCGGTGAACGCCGAGCTTGAGGCCCTGCTGGGCATGAAGGTCAGCGATGCGAACTGGGAGAAGTTCGTGGTCGCCACGATCGGCAAGGACCGCCCGTTTGAGGCTGGCCGCGGCCAGACCAACTGGGACGGCATGCACGACGCGCTGACCGCGCTCTACCGCAACGACGACCGCGTGGCCCCGTGGACCGGGACCGGCTTCGGTGCGCTCCAGGCCGTCAACACCTGGCGGCACCACGTCCAGGTCGCCAAGAACGTGGCCGGTGGCCGCGCCGAGCGGAACATGATCAACCGCCTCGATGGCACCAACGACAAGGCCGACGCCCGCTCACTGGAACTGCTCCAGGGCGTGCTGGGGCTGGCAGCCTAACCCGGAAGGGAGGCACAGGGGCCGGGCTCGGGATCACTCCCGGGACCCGGCCCCCTGGCATTTGAGGGGAGGCAGCCATGCCCACAAACAACGCCAACGGCCGCAGCCGCCGCCTGCACAACGGCTGGCCGGTGTCCGACCTGGACGTGCCGGGCTGGGTGTACCTGCTGCACTTCCTCGCGCCGCTGGGGGACCCGTCACAGCCCCGTGGGCACGCCCAGCACTACACCGGCTGGAGCGGCCTGGACTGCCTCCCCGGCCGCCTGAGCGCGCACTGGAACGGTTCCTGCGGGGTCCTCCTGGTGGTGAGCTTCCGGCGTGCTGGCATCCCGTTCCTGGTCGCCTCGATCGAGCCCGGCACCCGCAGG